CAAAAAGAAAACTCCCTCCTCTCAAGGGAGCAAAGCGAAAGAGAACGAAGATTGTTGAAACTGACTGGCAAGATTATTATGGCTCAAATGAAACTGTCAAAGCATTAGTAGAAGAACTTGGTCCAGAAATATTTCATCGAGAGATTGTTAGATTGTGTAAGTCGAAAGGTGAACTAAATTATTATGAAGCACAACGGCAATTTGAAACAGACTGTCTATTGAAACCTGATGAATATTATAATGCATTTATTGGAGTTAAAATAAATCGCAGTCATCTATTGACAAAGAGTAAAACATGAGTTATAATAATTTTGACTATAAAGATCCACCACATGAAAACGAATCTTGGTATCAATTCCTTGTTCGTAAATTGAGTGAAAAGAGATTAAAAAATGAAAAAAGCAACTATTGAACTATCAACATATGTTGATCTAAATGACGATGGAACATTAAATGTTTTAGTATACACTGGAAATGAAGATGAACCTTCAATTAATCATAATGTAGATTTTTATAATATGCTAAATGACTTACTTGAATCACATCTTGTTCAAGCAGATACTCCATATCTTGAAGAAGATGAATATGGAGAATTGATTGACTCACTGACTGCGTTTCAGAATAATGTAAATAAAACCGTTGCTTCTATCGTTTTAAATGCTCAGAAATATAGAAAACATATAACTACCAATAAAGATGAGGATGAAGTATATCCAGTCCGAAAAGATATACCTGCTGAACTATGGGGTAAACCTATCAACTGGAGAAAATATGATGCTTCTCGGTAAAGTTTGGGGAACAACTGAACCTCTTCTTGTGACTCCAATGATTGAAGTTCATCGAATTAAAGTCAAACCACAGATGAAGTGTTCTATTCATCAACATGAACGCAAATGGAATATGTTCTATTGTGTACATGGCATCATGGAAATTCATGTTCGCAAAAATGCATATGATCTTGTTGATGTAACGACTCTTCATCCTGGTGAATATACGTCAGTTAAACCTGGCGAGTATCATTGGTTTGAAACAAAACTGAATGATGCAGAGGTTCTTGAGATTTATTATCTTGAACCGATTACCGAAGATATCGTTCGTGAAACGGTTGGCGGGCATGCCTGATGTTTCTATAGTATGTGTGAAGTGGGGAACGTTGTACTCTGATGATTATGTTCGCATTCTGAAAGCAATGGTTGAACGTAATACAACACGAGAACATGAGTTTGTTTGCTTTTCAGATACAGAAATTGATGGCGTAGAAACGAAGATTTTACCAACTGGACTAACTGGTTGGTGGAACAAGTTGGTACTTTTTGATAACAAGTATAAATTAAATGAACGAGTTGTCTATTTCGATCTTGATACTGCAATTACTGGTAATATTGATTGGCTTCTTGATTACCGTGGTGAGATCATGGGAATTGAAAACTTGGGAACTGCTAATCACAAATATGAAAATGTTGATCAATACCGTAATGTATTTCAATCTGGCGTCCTTGCTTGGAATTATAAAGCGGGGCATGACATATGGAATTGGTTTGATATCAACAAAGAACAAGCACTAAAACATTTCCGTGGTGATGGCGAGATGCTTCATGCTCTTCTCGATTCACCAGACCTTCTTCAACATCAATATCCGAATCAGTTACGCTCTTATAAGTATGAGTGTTATGAAGAAGGATTGCCAGAAGGCACATCTATTGTTTGCTTTCACGGAGAACCAAACCCACATCAAGCTATATCAGAAACAGTCTATCCATGGGGTACAGAATATAAACCTCGAGAGTGGGTAGCACAATATTGGAAACTATAATATGAAAAACATTGCGATCCTTACACCTACTCGTGCTCGTCCAGGACGTCTTGATACATTTGTCAACTCTGTATATGAAACCTCTGCTAATCCCGAAAGAGTATTTTGTTATAATTACATTGACGAAGACGACCCTCGTAGCAAAGCATATGATGATTATGCAGAAAGGCAACATGATAACTCTACAAATCTAGTTGGTGAGTCTCAGTCGGTATCATTATCATGGAATATTCTAGCAAAGTTTGCCGCTGAACATCTTGAACGACCTGCTGATATTTTGATTATGGGTAACGACGATTTAGTGTATCGTACACAAGGTTGGGACACGATTGTCGAAGAAGAATCAAATAAGTTCTCTGATGAGATTTATTGTATGTGGATGGAAGACTTGATTAATGGAGAAAAACATTGCGCCTTTCCAATCGTATCAAAGAAGTGGTATACGACAGTTGGGTATTTTACTCCTGGCGTGTTCAACTTTGGTTACAACGACACATGGGTTTTCGACGTAGCAAAAAGAGTTGGTCGGACTCACTTTATTCCAAACGCCGTAAATGAGCATATGCATTTCACTGCTGGTAAATCTAGCATGGATGATACATATGAAAGAAACCGTACTCAACAACGTGGCAATCTTTATGAAAAAGACAAAGTAATTTTTGAAGAAACGGCAAGTAAACGCCAAGAAGATGCTGATAAATTAATGGAGATTATTGATGGACAAACACGTGTATCAAGCGAAAAGTCAAAATCAACAAAGAAACCTGCAAGTAAAACAACAAAAAAATCTAGTAAACCACGAGCAAAGAAAAAATCAAAAGCATAAAAATACTCGTGCAACGAAAGAAGAATTATTAGCAAAACTCAAAGCATCTCACGAAGCAAAGGTCAATGGAGGTTCTGATGAGAAATGAAGAGTGGATTAAACAAAAACACAAAGAACTTTCTATTCAAGTGGAAACCCTTGAAAAGATTCGAGATAAAGATAGACGTGCAGAAACAAAACAAAAACTCGTTGAACTGAAAAAACAAAAACTTGCATTGAAAGATATGATACATTGAACTGGGCAATATACCGCATACACTATGGATTAGATTTTCTCAAACAGTCGATTGACTCTGTTATGGATACTGTTGATAAAGTTTTTGTAATCTATTCTCTTGAACCTTGGGTAGTCAAAGATACTGTAACCTATCTTGGCGAAGAAATACCCATGCCAAAGTTACAAGAGAATGTTCCCGCATTTATGGAAAAGCATTACAGCAACAATAATAAAGTTGTGTGGTTTCGAGAAGAAGTTGGCACTCCTAAGAATCAGTTTCGTTCTTATTATGATATCTGTGTAAGAAAATACGAACAACAACCAACAAAGGTTCTGTTTATGGAACCTGATATGGTATTCTTCAAGTCTAGTGTTCAAAAGTTAATTGATCAACTTACATTTAGTGATAAGCCATGTCTTGGTACGTTACAAGTTGAACTCTGGAAAGACCATAATTGGAGAGTCCCTGAGAGGCCAAGAATTGGTCCTGTTGTATGGCAAATAGACAGAATGCCTCATTTCTCTACTCATTTTGGTCCGACATCACCAAACTTAGAATATGTTGCAAAAGATATTCGGAACTATAACTTTGGCTTCTGTTTGAATGCAACAACAATGATGTACAAACATCTTACAGCAATTAATTTTTCGGCTGAGATTGGTGACTCGATTCCTTCGCAAGAATGGTATCGTGATAAGTGGTTGATGTGGACGCCAGCAACAAGAGACATTGAAATATCAGAGAAATGGAAACATCTGATTCCAAAAGCAGATATATATACTATGCCGAATGAAATGAAAAAGCAAATGGAATTATCATGAGTAAAATTTTAAAAACAAAAAATATGACTGAAATTCGGTCGATTGATTTACCAGAAGATGGTGGTACTGTTACTCTATATCAAAATAATGATGAGTTAATTATTCATCGATATGCTGCTCGTGGTAAGGTAGAAAACTGGGTATCAAATTATGAACTCATTAACGAAGATAACGAGTCATCATTACATCCGATAGATACCGAATATGGTAATAAGATTCTCAATCGTATTGAAGCAGGTGAAAATTACTCAAACGTTTTTATCTTCTACACCGACGAAGCAATTGAATCTGTGTTGCCAACCGAAAAAAGTTTAGAAGAGCATACCTACACGTCAACAGGCATCAAGTTCTGGCGTCATTCAGAAGCGATGTTTAACTATAAGAACGGTGGTCCTAATACTGTCATCTCAACTCACATCTCGCCAGAAGGTACCTGTAATCTCAAGTGCCCGTATTGCTCTGTGACTTATCGTGATACACACAGTCGCCTTGATATGGAAACGATTCAAGATTATGTAACTAAATTAAAATCACGTGGACTCAAAGCAGTCATTCTTACAGGCGGTGGTGAGCCAACAGCATACAAACACTTTAACGAACTTGTGCGATGGCTTAAAGGTGAAGGTCTGTCTGTTGCTCTAATTACAAACGGAACACTAACAAAACGTGTTGACGATGATGTGTGGAAAATGTTCTCGTGGATTCGTGTATCAATCAATATTTTTGTTGGTTGGGAATATACAATCGGTCTTCCAATGGATAAGATTGACTATGAAAATACAGTGGTTGGTTGCTCTATGGTCTATACAGTTGAGCATGAATCATCAGATGAAGTAATGAGTGACCGTGTTGAACTTCTTAACAAAGCATCTATGGTTGCTGACCGTTGTGGCGCAAAGTATATTCGCTTGTTGCCAAACTGCTTGCTCAGTCAGTATGACTTGATTCGTCAGCATAAATCTCTTGACAATACATTGAAGAATGTTAACGATCCTCGTTTCTTCCATCAGTATAAAGTACATGGCGCACCACAAACATCAAAGTGTCATCAATCTTATTTCCGTCCATATCTCTCTGAAGAAGTTGATGTAGCAACTGGTAAAGCTGGGACTGTTTATCCTTGTGACTCTGTTGTTCTCAATGATGGGTATGCGGTGTTTGCTGAAGAGTATCAGTTATGTCACGCATCTGATATTCTCGATTATATTGATGGTAGAGTTCAACAAAGATTTGATGCAAAGACTCGGTGTACGGGTTGCGTCTTCACAGACAACGTTAATATGTTAGACGATTTTGTCAATGATAAAGTTGATCGTTTTGCAGATTTTGATCAACCGCTTATGCATGAAGAATTTGTTTAATGAAATATTTACAAATAATGGAAATATAATGGAAAAAGATTTTTTTGATAAGAGTTATTATGAGAGCGGACCACAATCCGAAAAATCATTATACCAAAACTATCGTTGGATGCCAGAGTTAACGATACCTCTCGCACACCACATCATTCAATCAATGGGAATTATGCATGATCAGACTGTAATGGATTTTGGTTGTGCAAAAGGATATCTTGTCAATGCAATGAGACTTCTTGGTATTGAAGCGTATGGTGTTGATGTTTCCGAATATGCAATTAGTCAAGCATTAAAAGAAACGAATGGTTATGTCAAGTCAATTGAACCATTCAGTGATGATTTTCAATATTGTGACCATTTGATTGCCAAAGATATTTTGGAACACATTGAATACGAACATATAGATAAACAGATGGAAATTTTACGGTCGAAGTGTGAGACAATCTTTGCAGTGATTCCTCTTGGCGATGGTAAGAAGTATTTGATTCCAGCATATGAGTTAGACAAGTCACATCACATTCGAGAAAGCAAAGAATGGTGGCATGATAAATTTAAGAAAGCGGGATTCTTCAATATTAATGTAACAACAGAATTAGGTCCATTCAAAGCGAACTGGGCTGAAGTAAATTCAAAAGGCAACCTTTTAGTAATTGGTTCGTAATAGGAGTTTAAAATGAAAGTTGGATTTGTTGGTGTCGGAAAGTTAGGTAAAGATGCTGCTGAAGTTTTATCAGAGTTTTATGATGTTACAGGATACGATATTAATCCTGTTGATACTACGATTAATATGTCTGATACACTTGAAGGGTGTGTAAAGGATAAAGACATTGTATTGATTGCTGTCCCCACACAACATCATATTGATTATGATGGTCGATATGCTACCAGTCATCTTGAGCCAAAAGATTTTGATTACACGATTGCAATCAGTGTAACAAAGCAAGTTGATCAACTTGTAGACAAAGATACATTGATTGTCATGATTTCAACAATGCTTCCTGGTACTGTTCGGCGTGAGATTGCTCCACTGATTAACAATGGTCGATTCATCTATAATCCATATCTGATTGCACAAGGTACTGTGAAGTTTGATATGCGTAATCCAGAGATGATTATGATTGGTACAGAAGATGGTTCAAAGACTGGTGACGCAAAGATGTTGTCAGACTTCTATCAGCCAATGCTTCAGAACTCGCCTCGTGTTGAGATTGGTACGTGGGAAGAGATGGAAAGCACGAAGGTATTCTACAATACATTCATTACTGCGAAACTCTGTCTTGTCAATATGATTCAAGATGCTGCAATGGCAGTTGGTCATATGAATGTTGATGTTGTTACCGATGCGTTGAAATATTCAACTGACCGTATCATGGGTCCAAAGTATATGACTGCTGGTCTTGGTGATGGCGGTGGTTGTCATCCTCGTGATAACATTGCACTTCGATCCTTTGCTGAACGTCACAACTTTGGATATGACTTGTTTGATGCAATCATGAAGGCTCGTGAAGAGCAAGCGAATAACATTGCAAAGCATTTTGAGAAAATTGGCGTTTCAAAAGATATGCCATGTGTCGTTTTAGGTTCTGGATTCAAACCAGGGCTTGCTCATCAGCAAGAAGGTTCTCCATCAATTCTTGTTGGATTCTATCTTGAGAAACTTGGCTATACAGTCATATATGACCAAATGCTTGATGTCCCAGCGGCATATATGCTTGGATGGCCAAAATACTTTGATGATGCTGATTTTGCTCGAGGATCAATCGTCGTTGACCCATGGCGTGGATGCAATAAAAAAGAGGGAGTTACGGTATATCATTATGGCGATACTCGCAACAACCCTCTTGGGCTAGTTGATTTATATAATGGTAGAGTTTACGAAGACGAAGATATCAACTGATCGATATATTCGTGAACTTCAGTTACCGTTGGAAACGTATAGGAACCACCGATAGGAGCATGAGAAACATTACCTTCTGGGTCTTTAATATAATGCCAGAGTTTCTTATTTCTCCTATCGTAATCCACTTCCCATTCTGAATAAAAAGAATATCCACGATAAGGGATTCCATAATAGTTATCCATTGATAGCACCTTTCACTTTCACAATCAAGTCTTCTAACGAATCTTCGTCTGCTTGATAACGAATGCCGATACCACCAGCTTCAATCCAACGGTCAATGTTTTCTGGACGATCATCGATCAGAATGTTTGGACGACCTTTTGAATCCAAAGCAAACTTCTCTTTCAACTTAGTGAAGATTGCTTCTTTTGGATTGTATCCGTTCTTCTCAAGCCACTGACGTTTCCAGAAAGTGCAGTTGTCATAATCGTTACGCAATGGAGCAGACAGAATGCACCATTTACCGCTTGTCTCTTTATCGACAAAAGCAATCAGATCATCAGATGTTTTGAACTTAGGCAACCGAGCAAAGAAGTCGGTACCACGCAACTCATCAATCGTTGCTTCTTTATCTGGAATTTCTTTCCAGTGTTTCGTTTCAGCATATCGTGATAACTCACTAAAGAAGTCAGCAATGACTCCATCCATATCAACGTAAATTGTCATTCACTTCACCTCTTTCATTGCTTTTTTCGCCAGATATTTAGCGACATATTTAATTTCGTTTCCAAACTCATCTTTGCGAACCTCTACCTTGCGGTAGGGACCATCGAAGGGAACTTCATTTGTTCCGAACAGGTCCATCAACATTTCATTTGCTGTAATCTCTTTACTCATTTCAATCTCTCTTTCATTTCTCATCATATACAGAGTATATAACGTTTTAATAATAATGTCAATAAAAATCTTTGGTGCTAAGTCATTGATATCATTCAATACTCAAAAAAAGTTTTTTTTAAAAATAATGTGTTTTAGGGGTTGACTTTATTATAAAAACGATATATGATGTATAT